TCTTGCATCTGTATAATAAAGGTTTGAACTTCCTTCTGATAATGCATCTGTATCGAATGAAGAAAGACTTACTGTAAAGTCTACAGTTCCGTCTCCGTCTTCGTATGCAACTGTAATACCTGCCTCGGTATTACCTGACATCATTCCACCAACGATATCTTGTATTTCTTCTGTTGTTTTACCTGTTGATGAGATTGTAATAGTATCTGCAGCGTCATCATAGGTTACAGTTGTTGAACCTGAACCTTGAATTATTCCACCAATTTTATCTGCAATTGCTTCTTGTACTGCAGTTCCTACACCACCAGCAACTAAGTCGCCTGATGAGTTGATTACTTCTACACCACCAACGGATAAACCGTTTTTGATATTAAAATTCTTTTCGCCTGCCATTAGAATGACCCTCCGTTAACACCTGGTAAACTGAGTTCACCATTTGATGAGTTGTAAGAAAGGTTTGTTTCTCCTGAAGCAAGTGATATAGCTGTTCTAGCTCTTGCATTAGTAAAGTATTGATTTGTTGAACCTTCTGAAAGATTATCAGTATCTAATTCTGAAATCGCTGCTGCGACAAGTTTTCCAGATGATGATATAATTTCGGTGGTGCCAACGGTAATCCCATACTCTACTACAAATGTGTTTTGTGTTGCCATATTCGTTGTCCTAGTCTAAGAATGTGTTATTATACAGATATTTATAAAAGTCGTGCCCTCTCGGACATGGTTTTTTAAATATCTACAAGTATTTTTTTAAATTTATATACAGTTGAATTTGTTGAAGCAGATGTGACTCTGATTCTGAGAGTATTTATGTTTATGTCTACTCCAAATGTAGCTAATTCACTTGTATCTGTTGTAATTGTTCCGTATTGGGTAAAGTATGCACTAGTTCCGTCATGAACTACTGAGACTTCTGTATGTTGATAGTCTCCACTTGTTGAATCTGAGATTGAAACTTGATATTTCGCACTTCTATATGTTCCTATTGCAAAACTATCCATTGTAGTTGCAGTTGTTGATGTGGTTGTTATAGTTCCACCATCTAAACCACCTGATACTGTTGCAAAGGATAAGGTTCCTGAACCATTTGTGACTATTGCCTGACCACTTGTACCATCTGATGTTGGGAAAACAATCGAAGCACCTGTGATACTATTAGTTGCAGTGATAGTTGTTGCAGTTAAATCTCCTACGAGTATATCTGCAAGTGCATATCCTGTTCCTGTTATATTAACAGTCGAACCAGGTTCTACTTCAAGACCATCAAATAATTTCCATGTGGAATCTGTTGCATCTCTGAATAGACCTGTAAATTCTGTAGCACCACTATCTGATAATCCGTCATCATAATTACCATAGAACCCAATGTCTAGTGTATCTGAACTTGTATTACCGTTTGCAAGTTCTAACATTGAATCAGCTACTGAAGTTTGGGAAGAATTAACTGTTACCGTTGTACCGTTAACTGTTAAATTACCTGTAATGGTTGCATTACCATCAACTTGCAAATTACTTGCTGATTCTAATCCTAGGTCTGCATAAAATTTAGATTTTGTTGCCATAAAAGAATCTCTTGTGTTATACTATTTATAACATTTGAGAAGTAGGACCAAAAAAAAGGGGAACCGAAGTTCCCCTTTCCGTATAATGTAAAGAAGTTTTACGCTCCTACTAAGACCCTATGGAACTTAATAGTTGTAGAACTGCTGGACGCTGGTGTTACCCTCAATCTTGCATCTGAACCTGAGATGTCTGCATCAAAGGTTGCTAGATTAGCAGATTTAAGTGTGCCATACTGTGTCATTGTTACCGCACTTCCGTCATGTACTAATACTATTTCTGTGGAATGGAAATCCGAACCACTTGACATTGCTACAATGTATCTCGCTGCTCTATATGAAGCATGAGCAAAGGTATCTAAATTTACCTCTGTAGTTGCAGTTGTTGTCAAAGAACTTGAAGTTCTATGTTTAGTATCTAGTTCTTTAGAAGTAGTGATAACATCGCCACTGGTATCGTAAGAGAAGACTCTTATCAACTCAGCGATTTTGAATGCGTTTGTTTTAGCCATTTTCTACTCCTTAACTATGTCTAATTTGGAAAGTATCCACTGTTGTGTTAGTGTTGGCAGGTGTCATGAGAAGTCTCATGTTTCCTGAATCAACATCTGAACTCAAAGTGAACAATGAAGATGATGAATAAACATCACCGTATTGCACAAAATATGAATTGGTACCATCATTTATCAGTAGAACCTCAGCTGCGTGAGTTCCTGCCGATGCGTGAGTGGCATTAATAACATATTTAACCGCTTTATTCGCAACTGCGTTAGACGATAAGACCTGGTCTGCAGTTGTTGCTGTGAAAGTTCCTTGTGTAAAGAAACCTTGGACAAGATTACTTGCCGCTGTTATAGCAACAACCTGTACGACATCACCAGATAAGGCATTTTCAGCAAGTGTTAATGTTGTTGAGTTAGTTGCAGTATAGTCTGCACCACCTCCAACTAATTTAACACCGTTGATGTACACCTGTTCTGAACCACTTGTATATGATAATGAGTTTGAACTATCATCATTACCTGTGATTGATGTTGTAGTAGAAGATATTGTGTATGTGTATACAACAATACCACTACTTGGTTGGTCTGACCAATCTAAAGTTCCTGAACCGTTAGTCTTTAAGACCTGATTCGAAGAACCATCTGCTGTTGGAAATGAGAATGCGTCGTTAACAGTAAGAGTTGCTGGGTTAGACCCAACTTCTACGACTGAAGCAGAACCATCGTTCTTTTCAGTATAGAATCTACCATGATAAGTGTTGACTGCTAATTCACCTAGTGTTAAATCACTAGTTGCAGGAACACTATTTTGAGTAGCACTTCTTTTAAATTGAATTACTGTTGCCATCTTATTCTCCTAGATTAAGCGTTATTAAAATGTTCCGCCGTCTATAGCTGTGACTGTAACCGAACCACTTGATACTGTGAAGTTATCCGCATGGAAACTTGCAATACCTTTTGCAGTAGTAGTTGCGTCATCGATAGCTACATCTCCTGAACTTACAGTGAAGTAAGTGCCTGAGAAACTTGCGATACCTTTGTTGGATGCTGTTGCATCTTCCGCTGAAAGAGTAATAGCACCTGCACCATTAGTGATGTCAAGTCCTTCTCCTGCAGTTAAAGTAGCAGCGTCAAATACTCCTGATGAAGTATCTCCAATTAATAACTGACCATCTGTAGGAGCTGAACCTGCATAAGAGTCAATACTTCCACTCATACTTGCGTTAGCAAGAGTTAAGTTTCCGAATTTACCTGCCATAGCAGTTCCAGAGAATACTGATGAACTATCTGTTGCACTTGTAAGAGCAACGAAAGAACCGTCTGTATCGTCCATACCAAAGAAACCAATTTTAGCACCACCTGAGTTGTACTTAAATTTAATACCTCTGTCAAGATTGTCATCTGAAGAATCATCACCTAGTTCAAATACAGGGTCAGCAATATTTACTGTTGTTGAGTTTACTGTAGTTGTAGTACCGTTAACTGTCAAGTTACCTGTGACTGTTAAGTTACCAGATGTTGTTAGAGTTGCAGTTGTAATATCGTCTGATATTAAGTTTCCTGAAACTGTTAAGTTATTTGCAATTGTGACATCGTTAGGAAGACCAACTGTTATAGTTTGTCCACTTGCTGAAGTCTCAACTTCGTTTGCTGTACCTGTGACTGTTAATGATTGAGTGTCTAAATCAACTGTACCTGTTCCTGAAGAACCTGCAATGTTTAAATCGTCATCTCTATCTAAACTATCTACATAGTCTTTAACAGCAGCTGAAGTAGGTATAGTAGTGTCGTTATCGTTTGAACTAATACCTTCTGATTGTGTTACCCACAAAGCATCTGCTAATTTGTCTAAAGTCACTGCATCATCAGCAATCATTGCTGTTTCAACTGCTGAGTTAGCAATTGTTAAAGCACCGTTTGCAGCTAATGTTGCATCTCCTGATACGCTAACATTGTCAAATGAATCTGAACCGTCATGCACAAGAATTTGTGCTGAAGTAGGTGAAGAAATATCTGAGTCTGAAGCACCAGCTAAAGTTGAAGTCGTTGATACAAATGAAAGTGCTCCACTTCCGTCTGTTGCAATAACCTGGTTAGCAGAACCGTCTGCCGCAGGAAGAGTAAAGGTTGTTGATGCACCTAATGTGTCAGCAGCTTTTAACGCAACAAAGTTTGTTCCGTTATCACTGTCTTCCATTAGTGAAAGACTAGCACCTGCCGTTGAACCATTACCAACTTTAAAGTTGGATGGTGTAGCAGAAGAACCAGAAAGAATATCAGTATAATACTTACCACCAATCGCTTGGATTAGGGGTGTAGAGTTATCTGAATCTACTGACTCAATGTATAGTTTCGCACCAGCACCTGAATTCGACCTGTCCTGTACATACGCTAATTCACCTTCCGATAAGTCTGAGACTGCTGGAGCTGAAACACCTGTACTTCTTTTAATCTGAATTACTGTTGCCATTTTTATTTTCCTATAAAAATTGTGTTATTGTTAATGACCTGTCACTGTCGAGGTCGTGATTACATAATATATAAAAATTCTATCCACTCACAATGTGGGTCGATACCTTCACTGGTTGGTATCCTTGATTTGTATAGTTATTTAGTGTTTTAGAATGTTCCACCATCAATTGTGGTGGTTGTTGTCCATTTATCTGATGCTTGGTCATATGAAAGAAGACCATCATCTGTTTCTGTTGCATTCACATCTGCAAGTTCGTTGATAGATTTAGCAGATAAATCTGTTCCACCACCACCTGAACCTATTGCAACTTGTTTGGCACGAATGTTTCCTGTACCACCCACTCTACCTGAGATACCTGCAACTCTTGAAACTGTTCCTTTAATGTTCGACATAATTAACTCCGACTTACACCTGGTGTCACTACTGCCTGTCCTTCGACCACTCTAGTAGTTATCCCACCAGGACTTGTAATATTTAAATCGTAAACATATCGACCTGCTTCTAAGGAATTGGTTTGAGTATCATTTAAACTCAATGTGACTTGACCATTCGATGCTGATATCGAAGTTGTAAATGCTACTGAAGCACTAGAAGAACTGTATGTTTTTCTCATCTGTGCTAATGCAGTATAGTTAGTCAAATCAAGGACATCTCCCGCTGCATCAGTCACATCTACTGTAATTGTGAAGTCGGTTCCTTGGTCAATATATAAATTTGCGATAATAGCCATATAACTATTTATACGAATTTAGAACTTATGAATTAGGTTCTGTTAATTGTGCTGTGGGTTGAGTCTGATGAACCTTTGATGCAGTTCCAGAATTATTTATATACATTTCACTTGCTTTTCTTAATGTTCCGTTATCATTAATCCAAACTTGTTTAACTTTTGCCACAGGACCGATTTGTCTGGTACCTGGAACAGGAACGGTATATGTAAAAGGTGTTCTATTCTGATATGTGAAAGGTGACCTATGACTGTATGTAGAAGGTTGCCTCGCATTAGCAATGTAAGGTTGTCTAGCACTTGCAGGATTTCTATATGTAAAAGGTGACCTATTCTGATATGTAAAGGGTGTTTGACCTTGTGTCTCATATGTACTAGGTTGTCTATTCTGATAAGTGAAAGGTGTTCTACCAGTTGCGTTATATGTAAAGGGAACTCTATGTTGATATGTGAACGGATTCCGACCTGTAGCATTATTCTGATAAGTAAATGGTGACCTTGCATTGTATGTGAATGGTGTTTGAGCATTTGCAATATAGGGAACACGATAACTTACAGGATTTCTGTAGGTAAAAGGTTGCCTTGCATTCGCAATATAAGGTACACGATATGTAAATGGATTTCTATATGTAAATGGATTTCTTCCATTAGCAATATATGGTTGTCTTGCATTTGCAGGATAACTTGCGTTAGCAATATAAGGTTGTTGTACGATAACTGGTTGATTAGCTGATGGCATTATCTATCTCCATTATACTGCAAGTTTATAACTACCATAACTACTAACAAGATGTATATCATTTCCTAAGTGACCACCAGCAGAAGTACCATTTGATGCAATGAAATGTGTATAGTAAGTTGTCTGACCAGATTTACTTGCTCTAATTGTAAATATCAATCCTGAAGCACTGACAATTGCGGTACTATTACCTGGATTTGAACTAGATACTGCTTTCCACATAAACTGCCTAAAATTAGCTGTTCCACTCATATTACCTGCTGATGAAGAACCTGAATACAAATTATAGAATGTACCTGCAGTATAGTTTGTGGAATATTGTCTATTGGCAGGATGTTCCGAATCTGTACCACCGTTAAAAATGGATTGTGATTGAACGGTATATTTAATAGAGAATGTCCATGTATCATCAACTACATTATTATTACCAAATTCAGTAGGAACAATTTTGATATAATATGGATTTTGACCAAATGTATTTGACATTGCTGCTGAGGTACCTCCAGAATACCCATAGTAAATAAATCCTGGTGCAGATGTCTTAATAAATCCTACATAGAACTGTGCAAAAGCTTCACCAAAACTAAAATTAAAGTTCTGACTTTGCACTGTCTTCCACTCATAAGCGAGATTCTGTAAACTAGAAGCGGCTAAAGGATTTGCAGGATAATAAGGATTACCTGGAGCAAATGCTGAATTAGGATTTTGTGCCATATGTGGTGATGCCGCACCCCACCATTCATTCGCAGACATACCGACATCTGTGTTTACTTTGGCAAGAAATGGTGCTTGACCCACATCTGATGTTGATTCGATATTTGCAGTTGATGAACTTCCACCACCAAATACATCATAAATCACAGGAGTTTGTGATGAAACAGGTGTTCTTGCTTGATATGTAAAAGGAACTTGATATGTAAAAGGTGTCCTTGCATTGTAAGTAAATGGTTGTTGTGCATTACTTGGTGATTGAGCATTCGCAGGATATCTTGCCTGATATGTAAATGGGTTTTGTGCTGATACAGGATTTCTGTACCCAGCAGGATATCTAGCATTGTAAGTAGACGGTTGCCTTGCATTCGCAATATATGGTTGTCTTGCATTTGCCGTATATGTAAATGGATATGGTTGCTGAGCATTCGCAATAATTGGTTGTCTTGCATTTGCTATATACGGATATGGTTGTTGAGCATTTGCAATATAAGGATTTCTAGCATTCGCAATATACGGATATGGTTGTTGAGCATTTGCAATATAAGGTTGCTGTGCGTTTGTTGGATTCCTATATGTGAATGGAGTCCTGTTTTGATATGTAAAAGGTGTTTGTGCGTTCGCTATATATGGTTGCTGAGCATTAGCAATATAAGGTTGCTGTGCGTTAGCGGGTTGCCTATCATTAAACGGTTGTTGAAAAGTCCCACCAGTATTTACATAAATTTCTTCTGACATAATTTATACTACAAACCATATGTGACCTGATGATGTACTGCCTGTTCCTGAAGGTGCAGAACTTGTAATTGTCTTATCCATCACGACATTATCACTAACGATTTTTATTCCCTCTGATGTGTTAACACTGATATTTATATCACCATCTAAAGGGTCGGAAGTACCTGCAGCGAAAGTTTTAGATAAACCGTCTTGTGCATTAATGATTGCATTTACTCTTGTATCTGTAAAGTATTTCTGATTATTACCTTCTGATACTGAGTCTGTTGTGTTTGTTGGATTGACAGGTTCCCAATAATTATTGGTAGCATCCCATGCCAAAACTTGACCACCAGATGGTGCAGATGTATAATTAATATCTGATAGAGTAGAAGCAGAATGTGTAGTTATACTTGTGACTGTTCCTGCACTACCTGAAACATTTCCTGTGACATTACCTGTTAGGTTTCCAGTGACATTTCCTGTGACATCACCAGTTAAATCACCAATAACATTTCCTGTTAGAGTTTTACCACTTGCAAGTGATATATTATCTTCTGCATAAGTCTTACCTGCAAGTTGAATATTGAATCCACTTTGTAGAGTAGTTGTAGGAGATGAATTATCTCCTTGAAGTATAATACCATTTGTATTTGTATTATAGATAGTGTTCTGTAATGTTTCTGTAAAGAATGAAAGTATTGCAGAAGATGTTGCAGTTCCTTCGAAAGAACCTGTATAAGCAAAGATTTGTATTAAATCACCTGCACTTGCCGGAGACACTAACTGTATGCTATAATAGAAAGCACCTGCAAGACCGGCAACTTGCCAATCTTGTGCTTCTTCTAACAATGCACCATTCTTAAATACTTGAACTCTATTTCCTTTATATTTAAGAATATTTCCTTGTCCATCAGCACCTGTAAATGTCTGTTGATTTGCAGTTGCGGTATATCTATATCTTCCAAAATAGAATGCTTTATCTTCAACTGCGTTAACAGCATCGACTAGATTATCTCCTAATGCAGGTCTTAGTCCTTGAACTTCACCAACATCAACTGCAAGTTCATTATACTTCTGCCTGAATTCTTCTATAGTGCTGTAATTATCTACTGTTTTAGCCATTTAACTTTCCTAGTATATCTTGAAGTATCGTTTTAATTTCAATCACTTCAGTCTTTAAATTATTTATCTCATCTGTCTGAGCTTTAAACTTTAATTTTCTTTGTTTAGCAAGTCTCCACTGTTCAATGTCTGTATTTACAATTGCAGATGACTCTTCATCTCTTACGAGATTAGAATGACCTTCAACTTGTGCATACTCTTTCATATTATGTTGCCAATGCAATACATCTTAATGCCGCTACTAAAGGTATTTCACATGTATTGGTTCCTTGCCCTACTACTTTAATTGAGAATGATGAGAACTCTGAAAGTCCTTCTGCAGTATAATCATATTCTTTAAAGTTTCTTGCATCTGATTCAAGTGTTGAATCTGGAGAACCGTCTGTATTGAAATATTCCCAACCCAAGTCATCCCAAGGTTGTGAGTCATCGTTCTTCAGAACTTTATACATGAACTTGATGTCTGTTGTTGCAGGTTTAAATAAATCTGCTGTGACTCTCAATGCAGTTGCAGGAGTCTTCAAGTTAACTTTTCTTGTACAATATACCATTGCATTGTTATCACCCTCAGGTTCAGTAGATGCAACATAAACTGTTCCTTCTGGTAATGATTCTGTTGTTCCATCAACCTTTTTACTAGTTGCACTGTCAATATTATTCAGTCTATTCATAATACCAATAGCACCTAAAGTTCCTACATCGATTATAGGAGACAAGTTGGAATTGAATGATTGTAATTGCAACTGACATGTAAATGATTTTGAACCACCATTGTAAGCAGATTCATTCACTGTGGATGAAATTACATGAGGACTGTCAAAATGCACATTGTCATTTAGTGTGACAAATTCTGTGACTGTTTTCTTAACATGATTACTTCCATTTGCAAATCCTTCTGGTGATTGCATTGGAGACATGTAAACACTTGAATATATTCTTGTGTTTTTAAACTGTAAACTAGGTATCATTGTATGTAATGTATCAAAATAATAATTTCTTGTTGACATTACATTTGTACCACCACTCACTGTATTTGAAGGTGCAGTATAATTATCTTTGAAGTCATATGCAGATACATCTGGTGTCACACAGAAGGAATCAATACCAATCTCTTTTATTGTATTAAATGTAGTATTAATTGCATCTACTGGTATACCACCGATTGTTTCTCCTACTGTATCAACATTAACAGTTATTGTAGCACCATTTCCACCCTCTTGGAAACTGACATCTTCACCCACTATATAACCTTGACCTGGATTTATAATTTTACAACTAGTTAAAGCACCACTTGAAGATGAAATCACTTCGACTACCATTCCTGTTCCGTTACCAGTTGTAGCAGATTGTGTTCCAGTTGTTGTCGCACTGTTGTTTAAAGTTCCACTTGATATAGTTTCTGAACTAATAGTTAAAGCAGAACCTTGTTTATCTCCAGTTGCACCTGAAATTACTACACTTGATGCAGTTGTATACATTCCATGAGAATAGTTATATACTTTAACAAAGTTTTTACCTGATAATGCTTCAATAGGATTATTCTGCAATGTATGAGAAGGTAATGCACTATTGTTAAATCTTAAATCAGGTGTTTTTGTTGTATCGAATGAACATATCTTCATGTTGAACTTCATATCATCTGTTTGTTCTGCAGTCCATGTAGATGCATTTTGTGATAAGAATAATGAACCTGCATAAGGTTGTCCTGATATTGTTTCACCAGAAACGATATCTGGTTCACCCATTCTTGAAATAAACACTTCGTAATCATTTGAATTAGATAGAACAACGAAACACATTTCTGCACCCTCTTCTATATAAACTGGTGATTCGAATGTAAATGTTGTTGCAACTGAACCGTCTACAGAAGTGGTAACATCTGATGGATTCTTAGTTACCACTGAGAATGGTAATATTACTTGTCCTGGGTATCCGTTTACCATGTTTCTGATTTCTACTGATACAGGTAAGTTTTCTGACTTAGATGCAAAGAAAATATCAATTGATGATAAGAACATTCCACCTTGTGGTTCACACATAAATGATTGTGCTAATGGGTCTTTCCAACCACCTCTTCCACCACCATCTAATCTGGTTATGAATCTTCTATCTGCAATATCCAATCTTTGTGTTGGGAATCTCTCTAACTGTGGAGGACTAATTGGTGCCGGCACAGGCAAGACTGGTTCTGGTATTGGTGGAACTATTGGAGCACTTGGGGGTACAACTATAATTGGTTCTGCAACGGTTACAACAGGTTCAATTGTATCTACTGGTATTTCTGGTGCTTGTGAATCCCATTCAGTAGCATTTATGTTTTCACCTCTTCTTGTAAACTGTCTCTCACCTCTTGTTCTTTCTGTAATAACTCGACCATTTCTTGTAGAAACAATTTCTGTTTGTGAAGATTGTAATAATCCTTGTGCTTGATATATAACACTAGCAGAAGATGCTGGGTTAGATAAATTAAAAGCAGATGATGTAATCATCATCTCTCTCATACCACTAGGGAATCTTTGTGACTCTGAATTAGGTAAATCAAAGTATGCACGACATCTTCCGTTTCCGTCTGTTTTAAGACCTGAAGTAGATGTTGTACCACCATCTTGTGAATAGTTTGCATTAAGTGGTCTTACATATTTGTTTACATCGATATTATCAAAATATATAAAGTGATTTGATTTTGGTTTTAAATTGGTTGCATCGATTTCAATAGTTCTGGCACGCATGAATGGTATCATTGATACTGATACGATTCTATCGTTTCTTGTTTCTGCAAAGTCTTCAACAACACTTGTTGTCACACCTGTTCTTGTTTGTGTTTCAGGTGTTTCTGTAATTTCTCTTGTGACTTGTAGACCTGCAACCCATTCACCACCTTGTGCTGGGTCTCCTGACCAAGAACCATTTGATGTTGCTTGAACTTCAGAACTTACTGCAGATGGTTCACCTGCCCATGTGGTTTGCCAGTTGTTCCAAACTGTACCAAGTGCATTATCACTTCCTGCCATAACAGCATCAAAGTTTCCTTCTCTGTTTACTCTGACTTCTGGTAATCTATCTGTATCTTGCCATATATCAGTACCAGGTGTTAATTTAAGTTGACCATCGAATGCAAAGACATGATATGGGTTAACATTCAATTGTCTTGATGCTTTATCTTGGTTTACATATGACAATTCTGAGAATGGTAATGTAATTAAATCACCAGTCTTAGTATAGTTTGCTGATGCAGAAGTATCTAAATCTAAATCAAAGAATTGTGAATATGACTTAGGTCTCATTGCACCTAATTTAACATCTATAGATACATTATAGTCTGGATGTGATACATCACCAACTCTATGACCTCTGAAGTTATCTACTAAGAAACCTGATTTGAATCTATCGAATCCGTCTGCATCTAAAATTTGTTTTGTTTGTGTGTCTTTTTCTAATAAAGATAATGCAGTAATTCTTTCTAAGTTTGTGACCCTATTGTTAATCTTACCAATATCTTTCATGGTATATCGTCTATGGTCATATGACCTTACTCTGATATCTTTTAGATTATTTGTATAGGGTGGTATTCTCAACTCAAACATTTCGATTGCTTCATCGATTCCTTTAGGTTTGGTTGGTGTCAATGAAGGAATACCTGTTGATACCATCATCTGACCTGTTTTGTGCATAAACACTTTGTCTATTCTTCCAACATAGAAGTCAATAGCACCAGTCATATTTGAACCATTAACAGGTGTATCTGGTGTTGATGCATTCATAACAGAAATATTACTTCTTGTTGTTGCAAAAGAACGACCAGTTTCATAACCGAATGGTGCATATCTGGCACCAGAAGTTGTGTTAGATAAGTCTAATGGACTTACAACATTGTGTTGAGATGTATTTGCAAAAGTTGATTGTGCAAATATCTGTCCCACACTTGGTCTAAAGTCAACACAATCCGATAGTTCGAATGTTCCGTCTGGTTCTAAACCACCTAAGTCGACTCTACTTGGAGAGTAAACAGGTATATCTTTATAGTCAATGTTAGTGTATGAATTTACATCATAGAAATCACCAGCATTTGATGCTGTAAAGTAATCGAATACTATTAAAATAGGTCCTTGTGGTTTAGGTTCACCTGATTTAAGTGTAATTTTTGCTAAGTCATAGAAACCATCTCTCTGACCATCGTCAAAGAAGTATCTGTTTTTAATCTCTGGAGAACCTGCAACGATATTTGATAAAGTTGCGGTTGCAAGTGAAGAAGAACCAACAATTACTTCAGTATCGGTAAATCTTTCTGGTGTTGTATAATAGAAATAGTTTGTATTTCCATTACCATTTAGTGTGACCATTACTGCTCTTGCATCAGATGTTTGACCAACGATTGTTTCGTGTTCTGCAAATGTTCCTGATGTGACTGTAAATGTTGCACTTGGTGTCACAGGAGTACCATCAACTCCTTCATAGATACCTCTTATCTTAAATGCATCTGATACACCAAGAGATATGTCTTTGTTTGTGTATTGAGTTCCATAGAAAGTTGTGGAACTTGTAGAAACTTTTAAACATCTATTTTTATTTAATGTTTTGTCTCTGTTAACAGGTGTGTTGATATCAACTGTATATGTGACCTTTAAAACTGCATTGTCATCATCAGCATGAAAACCTGAAATTGTTAATGTGTTTGAACCTGGTGTCACTGTGTAGTCTTCGATATTAAGTAGACTACCTGCTGACTTAGCATTACCACCAGTATTAGTTCCTCTTTCGATAACTGAAATTGTTAAGTCATCTGTATTAGGAGTATTTGAATCAAAAGATTCACTTGAAGATACACTAAGTTGGAAAGAGTTTGATGCAACTGTCACAACCTTTTGTCTTCTTACTTTAACTTGGTCTGGTCTATGTGCTTCAACCCAATCTCTCGGCCAACTGAATATTGATGCAGTCTGGTCTTGGTTAACAATATTAACTCGTCTTCTTGTGACATTTCCTTGGAAGTTTCCTGTTGCACCAGGACTAACTAATGTTGCAGTCTGATTATCTGCAACTGAAGCAATAACTAATTCTTGTCCTGAACCTGCAGGATTATAGATAACATCTCCTTCTTTTAATTCTCTAGTGAAGGCAGTTCCAAATCCTGTTAATGCTGTTGATGAATTTGTTATTTGAACTGTACCTGTTAAAACAAAACTACCGTTTGTTATTACATTGGCAGTGAATATTTCTCTTCCATTAGCACCAGGAACTTGTGATATAGAACGAACTCTATCTATGTTATATTTTCTTACTGTTGTAATTCCACCCTTTGTTGTTGCTGTACTTCCTTCTGAGATTGCACTACTTGATACTTTAAAATCTCCTACTACATCATGCAACATAATAGAGTTATCTGAACTACTTATCGATGCGAGTATTCCTGTTGCACCTGAAACTGAATCGGTAATTCTATCACCAACTCCAAACTCAGAACCATTTAAACTACCAAATGTGACTTTAGTGAACATCTTAATGTCGAACATTGATAAGTCCCACTTAGAAGTTGCAGTATATACATTACTTGAATCTGTTCCTTCATTTAGTGTGATATCTCTAACTCTTGCAAATCCAATTGATATTTCACTGTTTTCTGCACCATTACTTGCAACCACTGAAGGCCACAATTTACATGTATTAAATGGGTCTTGTGAATCTGTTCCTGATTCATTACCAAATTCTGGTAATGAATGTGCTTTTGTGACTCTTAAAATATTACCTAATCTTATAGGTGTATTTGTTGATGCTAAAGTAGAAGTAGTTCTTGCTTTATCTACAGGTATAATAGAACTTCCTATTTTCTCTACTTCATAACCCTTAACATATGCTTTACCAGGAGATATCTGCATAACAAATTTATCTTCTTTACCACCATTTTGTGCAGTATAGAAACCTCTGTTTGTAGTATCATCTAAATGTTCTCTCATTGATTGAGTGAACTGTCTTACAACGAAATCACCAGATGCATCGAATGTTCTTCGTGCCATTGTGTTTTCAATTTCATTGTACATAGGTCTATTGACATGTAGTTCAATAATACCTTGATTAACTCTTGTTAACTCAATGAAGTTTGTATCGTCTGGAGTTACCAGTGATTGTTTCTTTAATACTAAATCTATTTTAAATCTATCTGCACCAGAAGCGTTTTCGTTTGATGTTCCTGTTGCATTGTCAAGTAATGCACCGTCTTCTGCAGAACCTACAAAACTTTCTGTAATAGAAAGACCTACTTTATAACTTGGTCTACCTGAATACTTTTCAAGTATGAGTTCTTGTTTGTCAACTTTAAGGAAATATCCTCTACTGAAGACAACACCTTCTGAAATGTTTGCTATCGAAGCACGACCATTTGGTGTTTGGTCTGATACTTCAACTTGAAAGTCATTGTTGTTTGAACTGACATCAGAAGTATTACCTGCAGAGTCTAAAGTGACAAGTTGCAGTTCTTCATTTGCTGTAAAGGCAAAATCGTTTGATGTATTTGTTCCTTGTTGTAGATAGTAAACAAAAAGTGTTGCTTTGTCATCTGTTGTTTCAGCAGATGAGGTAATAATTTTTGCAACAACACCTGAAGTTTTACCTTGTACATGTAAACCATGTGATGCAGTTCTATATGTTTCGATATTTGCATCACCATTTGCATTTGGATTAGCAGACTTTATTTTAACATAATATAAGTCCATGTCAATATCACACTGAGAACCAGATACTATTGACCCCTCTTTAAAGAAGTGGTCACCAAATCTCTCTATCTGATTCTGTAAGATAGATTGAGACTGAGTTAATTCTCTTGCTTGTAATGGTCTTCCAGCACGATAAAGAACTTTTTGAAATTTATTATCTTCTGAATAGTCATCGTAATAGGGTGATATATTTAAATCAGTTTTCTCTGCCATTGTTTGTCCTAAATTTTATATATGGGAGTCCTTTGACTCCCATGAATTACATTTCGATAATCAGTTTGATATCTTCAATTTGGTCGTTCGCTCTTGTCACGGCACCTCTATTTTCAATATACATCATTCTACCAGTATGTTTTGCAACTTCTGGATTTGTTGGTGATTGAGTTAGTGTTCCGATTGAACCTACTCCTGTTTTGTATACTGTTTGACCATTTGAAAAAGCAACATAACCACCTTCACTGTTTGCCATAGGTAGATATGAGACTACATTTCCGTCCATTGATATGACTCTAGCAACTGCAACACCTGCTCCGTCTGAAGAGGCATTATAGACAACATCGTCAACTGATAAACTACCAATTGAAGATAGAGTCATTTCGAAGTATGCTTTCATAGTATCGTCTGTTGCTCTATTTGTTGTACCAAAGGCAAATGGGTCTTGACATAAACCAATTCTTCTGAAGTCGTTGTCTGTTGGGAAGTCGCCTGTACCTTCTGCAAATTCTAATCTTGAATTTAGAATGATATAGTTTCCACCTAACTCTTCTACAGGGTCAGCACCATGTCCAAACTGAGGTGAGATTACTGGAGTTGCAACACCACCTTGAGCATTACCACCAGAATTAATACCTGATATATTTGCAACATCAATTGATGCTCTCAGATATCCTGTTCCTCTTGCAGTCACATCGATTTCTCTTAGACCACCTGAAACTACTTTAACAGTACATGTTCCGCCTGAACCGTCTCCGTCGATTGCAACACCTGTATATGTTCCATTTGTATAGTTGGTTCCTGGATTGTCTACTTTAATATGTAAGACTGAACCATCGACAGCATTTGATTCTACTTGCCATTGTTGTGAAGTGTCGTTGTCTGCTGAGGAGTTCAGACCACCATTTGCACCAGTTCCATAAACTTTATTTTGAGCACCTATTGTCTTAACAGGTATAAAGTCGTTAGTCACAAATTTGATTGTATCAGATGCAGAAATAGTGTACATGTATTTCCAAAGATAAGGCATTCCGTCTGTTCCACCCTCATCTGCTGGTGTTCCTTCAAATAGAGTTGATACATCTGTTCCTGTAGGTTTGTTCATTGAGTTTACAACTGCACCTGAACTATCTCTTCCAGTTCTGATACATTTATATACATTATACTCATCAGTCATTACATAGAATCTTCCCTCATACAAATTATTTTTATTTGTTGCAGGTGTAGTATTTGTTGCACTGTAGTCATGTGAATACTCATCGTATTTTGTACTTGCTGTCCAATTATATCTTTGTATACCGTGTGAAACATCTCCTGTTTTGACCTTTTTAAGTGCCAACATGTCTTCCCATGCTTGAATCTCTTCACCAGGTCCGTTTGCAGGTGCAGGTGGGTTATTATCATCAGTCCATGAATATGAACGACCTATGAAAACATATGTTGATGATGCTGATTCACCAAAGTCTTCCTTAAATTGTCTCGCATTATGAACACGAAACTTTTCTGTTATTATTGCTGCCATTTTCTTTTATCTCCTCAGATAATTAAATTTCTTTAATACTATTTATGCAGTCCCAGACTTTACATATGCATTAAATGTTAAATTTGTTCGTAAATTTTTATGATTGTCATATTCTGATACATAGAACTTAGGATAGTAATGTTCTAAATCTGATATTCTTAATCCCTCTTTAACGGATTCTTCCATTAATACACTACCTGAATTATCTTCCATTAAGATGTCGTCATTATCCGTTTCATCTTTCATATGATAAGATATCACATATGTGTTTTGATTACTAATTGTATTTATAGTGTTAAATGTAGACCCAAAAGGAACAAAACTAACTAAACCGTTTTCAGAGTTCTCTTCATCAATTAGTGTGTCTCCGTTTTCCAGACAAATTATATCGTTTGATTCTGTTCTAAGATATTTGCCTGCCAACTCAATAGACCTTTCTGTTGTAAAGTAATGTGTTGGTTCATCTGTAGTTGCACTTTCAAGTCTGAATATACTTCCGTCTTCCATTGTGAAGGTATCACCAAAGTCTCCCATAACCCTATCAGTTCTTTTTGGTTCCATTCTTACTTTACATACTTCTTCTTCTAACTCAATAAGACTGCCATCTTCGAGTATTAGTCGTTCATCTACAAATTGCCCACCAATTTGGAAAATCTTTCCTTGGTCTGCAGGTCTTCGTTCATTACTTCTGACTAAGTAATCATGGTCTGAAGAATCTAAAGATAATGCAGTTGGTATTCCGTCATGTAAACCTTTCTCGTGTTTTACTAATTTATTTGCAAAAGAGTTTATGATGTTAAGATTGATGTGTCTTGACCTATGTGAACTATCATAGAACTCTGAATGTTGACCTAAGTCTTGACCTGCTGGGTTTGTTGTAGAAAGAGTTAAAACACCATTACTATCTATACCTATTGCAGGAACACCTGCATTTCTTAAATGTGTTAAAATACCAAAATCTGTAACCTCTGAATCTGTAGTCCAAAGTTTGACAACTCTTGTAGAATTTGCAAAGGCATTTGGAACTGCAAGACCAAGGTCTGAATGTATTATAAGAGTCGGTCTAAATCTAAACTGTTCATCTGCAACTGTATTGATATTTGAGTTGATTGCAACTTCACCAAAGAATATGTGACCAGATGGATGTATTAAATCTTTTAATACACTTCTCCAACTGTTGATTGATTCACCAACTTTTACAACATATGAATGTGTTTGATAATAAACACCATCTTGTATGTTTGATGCTTCTGCAGATATTGTTCCTCTATCACCCAATAGTCCTTCATTTACATTTCCTTCACCAGCAAATTTACCTCTTCCTGATATTGGGTCTGATTTAAATACTTGGAAAGAATCGTTTACATTAAATGTGACTTTCTCTCCTTCTAAGAATTCACCTGCTAAATCAGTATATGTTAATATCTGTTTAGATAACTCATAACTAACAACCTTTCCAGTTGAACCTGAAGTTGCACCTGTTATAACTAAGTCTCTATTTAAAGTTCCAGTAGGGTTAGAAATCAACATAGGATAATGTGAACTTCTGGAAACAGAACCGTCTGAGTCAAAGTTATAACCTTGACCGATAATGTTGATAGAATCTACACCACCAATTTCATCTGAATATGAAAGTAAAGTTGCACCTGTTCCTGTTGCAACTGATGCTTTTCTACAGATTGATACTGTTTCTGAAAGTGTTCCAGTGACTTCATCGTTGGTCTGAAAAACACCAATGTGTGTAGGTATTCTCTTTACAACTAGTCTGTTATGTTTAGTGTCAATTCTTACGACTATTGCATTTTTAGATACAGGACTTCCTACTGTGATTACTTCTCCTACTTGGAATTTGATTACATCTTCTGCATCAAAATATAAATAACCACCTGGACTTGCTACTGGTACACTTGTATAACCTACACCACCATTTCTAATTTCAATTCTTCTAATTCTTCCGTCATCTGATATAGTATTTCCACCACCATCGATATATGCATCTAATGTTATGGGTTTTCCTGTTTCGTGTAGTAATCTATTTGATTCGGTAACAATTTCAATTTTTGTTCCTGCAGTTTGACCACTTGCAAATGTGACTCTATCATTTTTTGTAGTATAGACTGAACCATCACCTGGGTCTATTTGTAATAAACCGTCTCTAAAAACTTTAACAGTGTGGTCATTGAAGAATACATATCTTCCGTTTACATCTTTTACACCTGCACCACCAAATAAAGTTTGACCAGCAGTTGCAATAAATTCAAATTGACCCCAAAGTGTGGCATTCTCTAGTACAATTTCATCACCAGTTGCACCAATGACTGCTTCTGCACCATTACCATCTGTATTGGTTTCGTCAAAGATGACCATTTCACCTGCTTCATAGTTTATACCACCATGTTCGATGATAATTTCTTTAACAGGTCCAGATGATAGACCATCAACCTTTGCAGTAGAGTCTACAACTCCAGCATCATCTTTTGCACTTGTTATATCAATATTGTCATTGAATGAATATAGAGAACCAATTGTTGATTTCTCCATAAGAATACCTGAACCATCTTCTGCTAAGATTACACCACTATCATTGTGTGCAATGTAAGTAGATGACCCACTATCGGTATCTATTCCAGTGTTAACACCTAAGACTGTTCCTGTATAAACAGTGATACCATCTCTATCTAAAACTGAGACCTCTTCATTCTGTACAAAAGTACCATAATGATTTCTGGATATACTACATGAGTAAATATCAGTTGTAAGTGTGTTTAATCTTTCTATATTTGCTTCTGCAAGTATAGTACCGTCAGCACTAGTATATGTTATTTTATCAGTCTCAGAAGGTACTTGGTCTGTAGTCATATGAAGAACCAGTCTTCTCTCTTCATTATAATCTGATGTAGAAACATAAAGTGTTTCGTTATCAGGATACCTAACTTCTGCATCTTGACCGTATAAGAGTCTCATTAAGAATTTAATTGACTCTTCACTTCCTTTTTTCTGATACAAATCAGAAATGTTTTTGATTGTTAATCTTTTGTTTTTAAGTTTCGATAAATCAATCGAAGGTAAGAAATCTCTCTGGAAGTATTGTAAGAATTCTTCTGTTGTATGGTCGATATCGGAATAGTCCAATAATCGATTGTTTGCAAGTATACTGTTTTCTTTGTATGATTCAACCTGTGCAGTTTGTAAACTATTTCTTCCTTCTATGACTTCATCTTTTGAGAAACCATTTCCTGAAATCGTTGAAACATATAGAGTGTTAGTATTGATAACATCTATTCTTGCAATAGAACCATTTGTTTTTCCGTAAACATATTCTCCTACAGTCAATGGTTCTGCTGATGTATTTGGGTTTGTAGGAGTTGACTCGTTTATTATTTTAGATGTGTTCTCATCTGGAGATGGTGAGACGGTCGCAGACTCTACAAGTAGAGCACCGAGACCGTCTTCTAAAGCAATACCATCTAAATCGCTTTGTGATTTAAGAGTTATAACCTCTTTCTCTAAGAATTCAAAATATGCAGATAAAAATGCCGAAAAGGCAGGTGCATCTTCTCTTATATGTTCTGGTAAGATTGTATGCAGTCTTTGTGTTATTTTATCTGATGATAATGATTCGTGAGACATTTAGTTTACTCTTATGTTATAGTTGCACTGTTATTTGCAATTGGGAACCAGTTTGAACCGTTCCAAATACAAACACATGATTCACCTCTTGCATCAAAAGTGATTTGCTCAGTTGAATCTGTTGAAGCACCCCATGACGCAACAGTAATAGCTGCTGAACCACCTGAACCCATTGCTGAACAAACTAACACTTGTAATTGTCCGGTATTTGTTCCTACACCCAAATCGAAAACTACTTTCGATGAGAATCCGGCACCGTTAATGATATTACAAAAGCTATTTGCTAAAGTTGAACTAGTTGCCGAATGTGTGACAATATCATCTACTGCTAAATGCGTAGGGATATTTTCAAACAATTGACCAATAGTCATTTTTTTGTTGACAGGTGTTCCACCTGGGTTGTCAACGATGTGTAGTAAATCATCAGCACCAATTGCTGAATCTGCTACTGCTGATAGTGCTGATATTTTTTTATCTGCCATTTTTTTCTCCTTTTATATAATCCAAATTAATGGGAAACTACTCGCGGGACTCGCGACCACTTTATTCATAATGAATACCTTAATATGTAGAACTAGATGTTGAAGTAAATCCAACCCCAGCACTACTCTCACCACTTGCGATGGTGTCTATTTCACCTTTCACCGTGACATCAGCAGAAGAGATATCTACAAGAGAACCTCTCGTTGCAACTACATCGTAGCTGTCAGGAATAATTGTGAAATCAATCGTTGTATTAGTGTTTACTGTTCCAGTAACCATCAATGCACCAATTGTAATTTTACCTGTAGTGTAGTCGACTACTCCTGCAGTCGTATCACTATAGATTCTTGTTGAACCAGATAGATAGAATCTTCTTAGATTTCCATTACCATCGTCATCAAAATATTGTATGTTAACAGAATCACCTGTCACATAAAAACCTGTTGAACTTAATATACCACCCAATGCTTTATTGTATTCTGCATTTGGATGATAGAAAGCATTACCAAAGTCATTGTTATAACCAATCTTCTTATTCAGAGTCATGCTTGTTGCTTTCTTTAATCTTATATTTGTTATGTTAGATAGAATTGATGTATCTGTATCATCAATGGTTCTTACTAAATTTGAATGTCTGAATATACTATCGAAGTTAGATAAATTTTCTGCATCATATGTATTGATTGTAGTATCTACTAATTGTTCTAACTCTCCTTTTGATAGTGTAGTAAAGTTGTTGTTGTATTTGAATGTTGATGATATAAGAATCTTAATAATCTCTGGATTTACAATTTCAGGTCTTACAGTTACCATATTCAATGCATTTAGTTTTCTAACAACATCACTCTTTTCGACTTCTGTTAAGTAGTCTGAATTCTTAGGTTTGATTGCAAGAAAAACTTTACCATATTGTGGTGGGTCATTGTCTTCACCACCCCATACTGCAACTGCATCTGCATTCGGATAATACTCACTGACCTTTGCTTTGTAGTCATTCAGTGTTACCAGTCTGTTCTGAGATGTAAAGAATTTGTTTGCCTTAAACTTGATTGATTCAATTGATTCTTTCTCTGCACCACCTGTTGAATTTGTTGTAGTTGTGACTGTTGAATCATTAAATCCATTTACTGCTGTAATTTGACTAAAGTTTTTTGCACCATCGGCATGTTCTGTATCAACTACAATATAAGTTGCAGTTATGATATCACCATCCAATAGTTCTCTACCTAATACACCATCACCAAAGTAAATCTCTAAGTATCCTTCTTCGTTTTCTTGTGTATAGTACACATTTGATTGTGTTGTAATTGTGGAAATGTCTGTAGATAAAGCATAGGTCTCTGAGACACCATCTGAGTTGACTACAACTGATAATTTACTTCTATCAACTCTCTCATTTGATAAAACAAATTTTGAATTCTTAATTTGTCTATCATAAACAAAAGAATCGACCATGTATGTACCTTGTGATATTTCTACACCAGCATAATTGTATGTTGAACCGTTTTGAGTTGGTTTGTTTGTATCTGTAGTCACAAAGTCATATGATACACCATCAAAAACTGTTTGAAAGACATGACCTCTTGGTATTGTCATTTCTGCTAATGTCGGAGAACCACCATCTGCATTTTTAACATTTCTTATTGCAACATCAATGATTGCAGAAGAACATTTTTCAGAAGCAGGTGTAAAACCTAAATCTTTTGCACGAGATACAACATTTTTTCTTATTTGTGCTGAATCTAAGAACAATTCTGATGCAGCGATGTTAGTATTGACCGCACCAATATGAGATGAATATGCAAGTAGGTCAATCAATGTCGACATTGTTGAACCTTCAAAGTTATAGTCTTTTAATTTCTCTTGTCCTTTGAGATATGCTTTTAGATTATCTGAAATCGATTCGAAATCTAATTCTGTAATGTTTATTTGTGAACTCTTTGTTGCCATTATCTTGCCCTTGTTAGTGTCATGTTAACTTCCTGATTCGGCATGCCATTTATTATTGTATAGTAGATTGTGACATTCAAATCATTTCCGTTTATTACAAACTGAGGTAAAACACCTGAAACTCTTGGTTCGAAGTCTTCAATTGTTTTACTAATTTTTCTTTGTGCCCTTTTTACTCGTCTTTCAGTGTCAAGTGCAAATAACAGTTCTCTAAATCCACCACCTAATGCTGGTTTGAATGGTCTTTCATAATAATTTGTCAACATGATATTCTTAATTGACTGTTTGATTGCATCTGTATCTTTTTTAATGGTTAAATCACCAGTTATGGGGTGAGGAGTAAAGTTCATGTCTAAATCTGCGTAAACTTCCTTCGCTGCTACATTCTTCCCTTGTGATTTTAAATTTGCCATATATCTATTTATACTCCTTATTTACCTTTTACTGAAGTATATTTACCTGAACTTGAACCACCTTTGATAGTTGTGTCATGTTTGTGGGTTGCAAGTGTTGGAGAATCTCCAGCAGAAGTTGATATATCTCCTGTTGCATCAATTGTAGAATCATTTGTCTGAGCACCAGTGATATGAACTGTACCATCAACCTTTAAGTTTGTAGTCATGGTTGTATTCGGTGAAGTGAATGTTGTATCACCCACTACATCTGCATTTAATGTTCCTTGAATTTGTGCATCAACATTTCCTTTCAATACATTCATATTGACATTACCTGTATCAACTGTTATATTAACATTGCCGTGTCCAACTTGTAAGTCTGCGTTACCAGCAATATACACTTTGTCGTCTTTGAGTATTGCAGTGTAATTGTTGTTTACAATTCTAGTGACTTCTGAACCGTCTGCATGAATCTCGTGGAATGTTCCTGACCTGTGATGAACATTTAGTCTTTCTGCTTTTGGTGTGTCATCAATTTCTAAAACATGTCCTGCCTCGGTTTGCAAAACCTTATTGTAAGGATATACAGGTTTTGCTTGGACATCCACAAAATCTCCTAAAATCTTTTGAGTCACTGGGTGAACCATACCACCATTTATTGCATGGTCTAAAATTCCACCCCTTGCAATAGAAGATAAATCTGATTCTTCCGTATATAAAGGATAGTAAGGCAACATATCTGCAGTCACCTCTAACTCTTCGATAGTAGAACCTGTGTTATCGTAATTAATCTTTAATTCTTTTGGTGTTTTTGGTGCAGTTTCTATTGAACTTGTTAAACCATGAGAACGATTAGGTGCCTGTTCTGGATTCGGTCCATCAGGAGTATCTTTATAGTCATCAACTTTTAATCTTCTTGGGTCATTGAATCCCTTTTCTATATTTCTAGTAAGTAATTCATCTTTTGTTGTTTCTTTATAACCATTCTGAGGAATACCAGCAGACACATGTGTAATTACAGGGTCTTGTCTGGTTTCACCATCTCTAAAGAATCCATAGACTGTAGAACCTTCTACAAGTCCATGTTGAGTTCCTATTCCAGATAATCCTGCAGAAGTTGTGGGTAATAAAACTTGTGCCCACGGTAAATCAGGAGTTGCGATGTATTGTTTGTTTTCAGAATGAATACCATGTATTCTTACACGAACTCTTCCGACCATCAAAGGGTCGTTTCTGTCTTCAACTATTCCATAAAATGTTATCATACTTCTCTCGGTGTTGCAGTGTTGTCTAATGGTGTTGCAGTTTCTATTTTCTGCATGTAAGATTCTTTAACACATTCCATTGTCATTTTACCTGACAATTGTGTTGGGTCACCAACTAACTTCAAATCAGTTATAAGATATCTATCATCGTTTAATTTATCTGATGTGTCTTGTTCTGAAGTTGGTTCTGCAGATGGCAAAGATAGTTGTACAATCTGACCAACATTCATATCTGTTCTGAAAGGAACCGTCACAATAATTCTATGTTGAGATAAAATTTCTTTAAGTGCAATTCTTTCTAGTGTTGCATTGTCTCTATTTTCTTTTCCTCTAAAAAGTTCATCTGCGTTCAAATCTCCATTGTCATCATATGAATGTCTCATATCAGATGCCTCAATGAAAAACGCGTTAAAATGCTGGTTTGGAGGTAAGTCAACATCTAGTTCTGAATATTGTGGTGGTTCTCCTTCACCTACTGAGTTTTCAGCAGTAAATGTATACTCATATTCACCATTATGAATCATAGGAAAACCAGATAGATGTTTACCTCGTTTCCATGTCTCTTCTATATCATAAACTTCTTCTGATTCTAATTTACGCAAAGGGTCATAAACTTTCATATGAGATGCATAAGCACCTCGTAAAGTTCCTTTCAATGTATCAAACATTTGTGGTTTTCTGTAGGAAAATATCTGACTATTTAAACCACCAGGTGCATTCAAGTCCATATCTTCTGTTGGAGATGAATTTCTAGGTTTCATACTGAATGAAACAGGAAATTCTTGTTCAAACATTTGGTCAATTGATTTAAATCTAAACCCACCATTTAGTGTTTGAAAGAAGAACATACCATTTCTATAGTTTGTATCACCACCAATGTTTGCCTCTTTTGTACAGTAGTCTAAAATCTTATTAACAGTCCAGTTAGGAACAATGAATTGATGATTATCAGGTTTAGTTTCTTCCCAATGGTCAAATTCTTCCATAGGAATCTTTGCTTCATTTACTAAAACATTCTCTAACATGTCATCATAAGAACCCCTCAATGTTCTACTTAATCTAGTTCTATTGAGATTGAAGAGTCTTGGTTCACATAGACTTAACATGTATGATTGAATCTTTTCTGATGGTCTTGAAATGTTATCTGCTTTGAATACTCTAAATGTTTTATCGATACTATACAATGCATCTGCAGTATCTCCCATTCCTTCTTTTTGTTTTACTGAGATACGAATAAACTCCTGTCCAGTAAAACGATAGTTCTTCAGTAGATTAAGACCGTCAACAATACCAACGACACCTGATACAAACTTCCGATATATACTTTCTGACATCTCAAATTCACCAACAACACCTGAAATGTCCAGTGTTTCACCGAATTGATTTATTAATGCGAGAGATTCTACTAAAAACTCTCCTTGTTTTAATGCGCTCATGATGCCATTACTTTTTCAAATTCTGATACAACTCTTCTTATGTATTCAGGTCTAATAACTTTTATTTTTCTATTTGTTTCGTTTACTTCGTAATCATGTGTGTAATATGTGACAGGTGTAAAACCTGTGTCAATTGTATTTCGTCTGAGTCCTTCTGAGTTAACATAATGGTCAATACCATCTGGACCTGAAACTACAGAACTTACAGTAAATGATTTACCACTCACTTTGCCTGTGACTACATCATTTACATTCCAAGTTCCACCTGCAACTCCTATCCTGTTAAATGTAGGTTGAACTGAGATGACATTACCTGATTGTTGAGATGTTTCAATGATTTCTCCCAACAACCATTTATCATCCTTTGATACTATGTCTGTTGAACGATTTGAAATTAACCAATATTCAGGATACATCTCTTTGAGTTGATTTTCAAATGTCGTCTGGTCTTTGTACCACTGATAGTAGTTATCCATATCATTGACTAAGAAGAATGTCCAATGCAAATCACTATCACCATATAATCTATCTGCAACTACATCTGGTCTTTCACCATCTTGTATTTCATAGAATGTATATGAGATAACACTGTTAACAGAGTCTTGTTCAATTGTAGACTTTCTAAAGAAGTCTTTAATGGTAACAATTTTACCTGTTGATAAAGTATATTGTATTTCTGGAAAGTTTTTAAATAATTGATTTGACATATTTTACCTTATGGATTTTTCTTACCAGATGCATTTTCTTTGACTGCGTTTTCTGCCGCTGCACCTGCTTCAATATTCGTTGTATCACCTGTTGCATTTTGGTCAATAATACTAGGCATAGATTTAAGTCCTGATGCCTTACCATTTGGGTGAGCAGTAATTTCTTGGTAAGCTTCTTGTGTAAGTATTTTAAGTTCAGTGAATTGTAAATCCATTTTAATACTTGTTGGTTGACCGTCTTCATAGTAAGTCATTGATGTTGAATCTCCCTCATATGTGACTTTACACCCCTTTAAAACCATAGGAAGATATCCGTCAACTTTCTCTGCAATCGGTCCTTCTAAGATTGCTTCCCATGTATTTGGATAGTTAAAGAATCCTTCTGCATCTGATGAACCAGCACCTAATGCCGGATATGTATCAGGCAACATTGCAGTCTTAAAATAGTATATTATTTCGTTTATCATATCTGCTTCTTCTTTTGATGATGGAGACATTGTATATGAAAACGATAGTTCTCTAAAGTCGACACCTTCTAATGCCATTTCTTGCATAGGGTTGACTGCTTTACCTTGCATGATAAACATTGCATTACCAGTCATACTGTTTAACATTTTTTGAGCTGCTTGTGATAGACCTTGAACCATACCTGAAATAAATCCACCAGCACCACCTTGTTGAACTCCTCTTGCAAGGGCACCAACATCTTTTTTACTATACTGAACGGCAGCTTCTTGTTCTAATGTTAAAGGAATGTGTAATGCAATTTCTACTTGTGAATCTGCAGTATTCATCAAAGATGCTCTATTTCCATCTTTACTCAAACCAACACCAGTTGCCTGTTTCATTTTACCGTCTTCACTTCTTCTTTGACGATTGATTCTTTGTCTACTACTGAATACGATATAGTTATCGTGTTCTTCGTTTAAAGGATATTGCAATTCTATTGGTGCACCTTCTGGAGATTTCTTTGCCTTGTTCTTTGATAGATTGTTTGCATTCAAAGACTTTTCAAGTGAAGTTCTTCTTTTGTCTAAAGTCTGTTTTGCAACTTCTGCCTGTGCTTCTAACTCATTTGAGTTGATTACTGAAGTATAATTAATCTGAGATAGTTTGGATTTGATTCCTTTTGCACTTGATATAGCAGATTTTGCCTGGTTGACTTTACTTAAAATTTTGTTAATATTGGGCATATAAATATCCTTAAACGAGTTATATACATCTATTTATGTCATACAGTGGTAAGTTCAAACCAAAGAATTACAAAAAATACAAAGGAGACCCAACAAAAATCTTCTATCGTTCGCTATGGGAACGCAGATTCATGGTTTACTGCGATAATAACGAAAATGTCATTGAATGGGGAAGTGAAGAAGTCATAATTCCTTATAAATCACCTTTAGACAAGAGAGTTCATCGTTATTTTCCCGATTTTTACATAAAATATGTAAATTCCTCTGGTCAAACAGTAAGAGAGGTCATCGAAGTCAAACCAAAGAGACAATTACTGCCTCCGAAACCCCCAAAACGACAAACTAAGAGATATCTTAACGAAGTTGCTACATATGCCGTAAATCAAGCAAAATTTAAGGCAGCAGAAGACTTTTGTAAAGAAAGAAGACTAAAATTTCGAATTTTAACTGAAGACCACCTTACATAATACATAAATAGTATGTATGTTAGACTTACTTGAAAGAATACAAGGTGAAACTCCGTTAGAAACAGAGAAACGAAGTCAGGAAAGTTTAGAGTGGTTTAAAGGAAGACTTAGAAAGATAAGACAACCTGTAAATAAACTAATTACAGACGATGATTTTCCTGTTGTTAGCAAACCAGAGTTGGGTAGAATGTATATGTATCGTTATGATGCAAAATACCAAGATGTTCTGCCTTATTGGGATAAATTCCCACTCACTATTGTGTTTGAGTTTCTTACAGACGGTTTTATGGGCATAAATTTACATTACATTGCACCAAGGTATAGAACACCATTACTTTTAAGTCTCTATGAGATAGCAACTGATAATGAACAAGATGAAGAACGAAGAGTTATGTTATCATATCAGTTAATTAAGACTGTTTCTGGTCTTAGATATGCAAAACCATGTGTAAAGAGATATCTTTATGCACATATCGATTCTAGGATAGCAGAAGTGCCTATGGATTATTGGGATATGATGGTGATGTTACCGTCACAACAATTTAATGTTAATGCAAACAAAGTATATGCAGATAGTAGAGAGAAATTTTAATGGATATTAATAAACTAAAATCAAATTTCGATGCAGGTGCATTGAATAACTATTTCCAAGTCAACATGTTTTGTCCTCAATTGGGATTCAACATAGAAGGTGTTAGATGTGAAGCAACAAGTCTTCCAGGAAGAAGTTTAGCAACCAAAGATTTTTATACAACAGGAACAAATACAAAAAAAGTCACACAGGTTAACAACACAAATGAAGTTGATTTTACCTTTATATGTGATTCAAGTTTCTTTGATAGATACATTATCGAAGCATGGCAATCGTCTATCTTTACTGCAGAAGATGGAAATAGTATTAAACCAATCTTAATGTATCCAAAAGATTATTATGGAACAATAGAAATAGAACAATTTAGAAGAGACTCATCAATGGCACTAAAATATAAATTTTATGATGCATTTCCAGTCTCTTACGAACCAATGTCACTCTCAATGGGTGAAAGTGCATTGTTAAAATTTACATGCAAATTTGCATTTAAAACATTTGATACTGAATATGGGGATGCACCTCAACTTTCGGTACTAAATAAAGGAAGACGATATCTTGATTTAGCAAGAGAGAGTCTTACAGTTGCAAGTAGGTTTAGTAGTAAATCTAAAGACATGTTAGGGAAACTTAACAAATTAGATTCTGCTGGGTCAAGACTTAGCAATTTACTAGGTGGTGGCATCTAGTAATAACATTATGGAGTAAATTATGGGATTACCAATCCAATCAGCACCGACATATAAAACGGTGCTACCAAGTGATGGTCGTGAAGTAAAGTTTCGACCTTTTCTTGTTAAAGAACAAAAGGTTTTACTTTTAGCTAAAGAGAGTGAGGATAAAAAAGAATCACTCGAAGCAGTAAAGACGATGATTAATAATGTGACCTTTGGGGAGATTAATGCAAATGAACTTGCAACAATCGACTTAGAATGGTTGTTTATTAAGATTCGTGCTGTATCAGTTGGAGAAACTACCACTGTTAAAATGAAATGTCAAGAAGATGACTGCTCAGGAACAGGAGATGTTTCAATCAATTTTGATAATGTTGAAGTTAAAGGTGAACTGATTGATAATACTGTGATGATTAGTGATGATGTTGGTGTAGTTCTAAGATTACTTAGAGTACAAGACACTACTGAAATAGAAGATAGTGTGGATGAAAATGAATCCATATTTAAACTCCTGAATAAGTCAATAGATAGAATCTTTGATGCAGAAAGTGTTTATGAAAGAAATGATATATCTGACGAAGATGTTGATGAGTTCATTGAGAACTTAACAATAGGTCAGGTTGAAAAGTTAACAGATTTCTTTCAAAGTGCTCCAAGACTGGAACATGATGTTGAGTTCAAATGTGAAGTTTGTAATTCTCAACAGACGAGAAAACTACAGGGATTAGCAAATTTTTTCTAATCGCCCTTTCTCACGAGTCGGTGTTTAATTATTATAACACCAACTTTCAGATGATGCAACATCACAATTATTCATTAACAGAATTAGAGGATATGATGCCGTGGGAAAGGGAGATTTATGTTAATCTTCTCTTAAACTACTTAGAACAAGAAAAGCAGAGACAACAGAATAGTAAACAATAATCTTTATTATGTATGCCGTGATTAACAATATGGAGTTATTAAAATGGCAGAAGAAACTAAAGACATGTCAAGCAATGAGGTGGAGATTGATTTAGATAAGTACATGGCACTTATCGAAAAACTTGACGAACAGGAAGATGTAATCCGAGAAATGAAAGAAGATGCCATTAAGGCAAAACGAGGATTAGAACCACCAAAAAGAAAGTTTATAGACTTGTTCTTAGACGACAACGATTTGAATGAGAAAGCAATCATCGGATTTATCTCATTCTTTTTAATGATGTGTTTCGGTATAACAGACCTAGTCACAGCACTAGTTTGGGATATAGACTTAAAAGTCTCTGAAACAATCTATACATCATTTGTAGTAGTCACACTAGGTGCATTTGGAATATCCGAAGCAGGAAAAGCATTCGGTAAATAAAGGAAAATTTAATGGCAGACGAA